GATCCTCGGGTACCAAGCCGCACTGGGCGGGCTGAAGCTGGCGCTGACCGGGGTGGGGGAAGCCTTCAGCGCGGGGCTGACGGGCGACGCGGACGAGTTCAACAAGGCCATCGAGAACCTGTCCCCGGCCGCGCAGGCTGCTGCCAAGGAAGTCCGCGCGCTGAAGCCCGAGTTCGAAGCGCTGCGGGCCACGGTGCAGGACAGCTTCTTCGAGCAGATCGAAGGCGACATTACCCGCACCGCCGAGGCGCTGGAAGGGCCGCTGAAGAAGGGGCTGTCCGGCGTCGCCACCGAGTGGGGCAACGCTGCGGAAGGGGTGCTCGGGTACGTTCAGGGCTCGGCCGGCGTCAGCAACGTGACGAGCATCCTCGGCGGCGCCGAATCGGCCGTGGACGGTCTGGCCGGGACCACCAACAAGCTGACCGCAGGGTTCCTTCAGGTGGCCGCCTCGGTGTCGGATGCCTTCGGCGAGCGCTTCGGCGCGGCACTGGCAGGCGCGGGGCAGTCCCTCGGGGGTTTCCTTCAGAACGCGGCCAGCAGCGGCCAGGCGGTGGCATGGGTGGAAGGCGCACTGGCTGTCTTCCAGCAGCTGGGCGCCATCGTCGGCAACGTGGGGTCCATCCTGTCCAGCGTCTTCGGCCAGGCAGCGGCAGCCGGCGGGGGACTGCTGGCCAACATCGAAATGCTGACGGGCCAGCTGGCGGACTTCCTGGCGTCCGCCGAGGGGACGCAGATTCTGGAATCCATCTTCAGCCTGCTGGCCGGCGTCAGCGGCGTGCTGGGTGCTGCCCTCGGTGCGGTGCTCACCGTGGTGAAGGCGGTCGCCCCGGCCTTCACCCAGATCGTCAACGCGATCACCCCCATCCTGCCGGTGGTGGCCAGCCTGATCAGTCAGCTGGCGTCCGGTCTGGCCCCGATCATCGCGCAGGTGGCGGGCGTGATCGCTGACGTCCTGACGGCCGCGCTGGACGCCATCCTGCCAATCCTGCCGCCGCTGGTGGACGCCTTCCTGACGCTCGTGAAGGCCGTGTCCCCTTTGATCCCGATTCTGGGTGATGTGCTCAGCAGCGTGATCACGGCACTGGCGCCGTTGCTGCTCACGCTGGCCGAGACCGTGGGCACCATCGCGACCGCGCTGGCGCCGCTCATCGCTCAGCTGATCGAAGGCTTCGCCCCGATTCTGGAAGCCATCGCACCCATCATCGCGCGGCTGGTGGAAGCCTTCGCCCCGTTGATCACGGCGCTGGTGGACGCGCTGCTGCCGATCCTGCCGCCGATCATCGATGCCTTCCTGGCCGTACTGGGCGCGATCCTGCCGCTGATCGATCCCATCATCGGACTGGTGGAAGCGCTGGCGCCGCTGGTGGTCCTGATCGTGGAAGCGATCGCGCCGATCATCCAGTTCGCGGCCGAGGTGATCAAGTGGCTGACGCTGACTGCTGTGGTCCCGGTCATCGAAGGCATCGTGAAGGTGTTGACGAAGATCATCGAAAAGGCCACGGACGTCATCACGTCCATCGTGGACTTCGTCACCGACTTCAAAGACAACTTCACGGACATGAAGGACAGCGCCATCGAGACGGTGTCCGAAATGTGGGCCAAGGTTGCTGATTTCTTCGAACAGCTCTGGTCTGACGCCAGTGGGTGGGTGAAGCAGCTCTGGGAAGACGTGGTCGGGTACTTCAGTGACCTGTACGACAACGCCACCGAGACGGTCTCGAACATCTGGACCGATATCGTCCAGTATTTCCGGGACCTGAAGGACGATGTGGTCTTCCAGCTGGCCATGTTCGTGATCGCGGCCAAGCAGAAGTTCGACGATGCGAAGGACCGCATCATCACCGTGGTGTCCACCACGGCCAGCAACGTCCTGAAGTATTTCAAGGAACTTCCGGGACGGATCAAAACGGGGCTTGGGGACCTCGGGACGACCCTGTACAACGCGGGCAAAGACTTGTTGAACGGGCTCAAGAACGGCGTCATCTCGGTAGCACAGAACCTGATCAACGCGGTACGCAACACCGTATCAGATGCAGTCGAGTCTGCGAAGAACTTCCTGGGCATCGCGTCCCCGTCCAAGCTGTTCTACGAAATCGGACAGAACACCGGCCAGGGTCTCGTCAACGGCATCGACTCGATGGGCGCGGCGGTCACGTCCGCGTCCAAGCAGATGGCGAGCAGCGTGGCCGAGGGGTTCACCAGCCCGATCCCCTCGGTGATGTCCACTGCGGCCGGCGTGACCCAGGGGTGGAAGCCGGGGGACCCGTTCGACGAAGGGCACATCTGGTCGCGTGAGTCCAAGGATCGGGCCATCGCCAACGGGGCGAAGCGGCGCGTGAAGGAAGCGGCCGGGCTGGTCGCGAACATCACGATCAACGAGGTGGGGGACGGCGAAGCAACCGCCAACCGGGTCCTGAACAGGCTGGCGTCCGCGTCCGGCCTGGCGCTGGTCACTGGCTGACGCCAACAACCGGGGGTCCGGGCCACTCTGACGGGTGATCAGGACCCCCGGACGTTGCGTGTGCGGCAGAAGTGGGCAGAAACGGCCGGGGCATCGTTGCAGGTCAGGCCGTTGTGGCAGCGCCAGCCAACCTTTCTATACGTACGTGTTTTTACGTCAGGCACCTACGGCACTACTACATGTGCCCGCGCGCGCACGCTGCGTGGTACCTAGGGCCCCGTACACAAAAACCGTTCACATAGGGAAGGTTGGTATTTGCTGCCATAAGGCCCTGACCAGCGAAGACGTTTCTGCCATAAGTGCCGCACCCGCAACGTCCTGGGGTCTCAGCCCGTATCTGGGGCCGCCCCGCAACCCCGGTAAGCTGGCCACACACCGGGACTGACGGAAGGAAAGACGTGCAGAACCTCATGACGTTGGCCGCACTGGGATTCGCCGCCTACCGCGCTACGCAGCTGGTGGTGTGGGACACCATCGGGGACAAGCTACGGGGGACCCCGGACAGCTGGCTGGAACGCTGGTACATGGACGGCATCCGTCCGGGCCGGTCCAACCGCTTCCGCACCTTCGTCCGTCAGCTCATCAGCTGCCCGTACTGCACCGGCTGGTGGTTGTCGATGATCACGACGCTGGTCTACCTGACCGCAGCCGGCCAGTGGGGCAAGGCACCGCTGATAGTCCACGCCGTCGAGTGCTGGGCGGTCGCCGGTATCCAGGCACTGCTGAACCGCTGGGACGACTCGCGCCCCGGTCACGAACCGAGGGGACACTGACCGCCCATGGGTGCAATCGAGAGCATCACGGCCGCAGCCACGCGGATCCTGACAAAAAGCAAGGGCGGCGGCGGCGGTGGTAAGAACAGCGGCCAGGCCGCGCTGGCCTGGGACTTCTTCGAGACGGTCCCCGAGGTGGGCACCTACGCGGACTGGGTGTCCAACGCCATGTCCGGCGCCACCCTGTTCGCCGGCAAGCGCGGCCCGGACGGATCAGTGGAAGCCGCACCCGAGGGCAGCCGCGCCAGTGAGCTGGTGGCGTCCATCGCGGGCGGCGCCACCGGCCAGTCCAACCTGCTGTCCGACTTCGGCACGCAGCTTGCGGTGGCCGGTGACTCATGGCTGATCATCGTCCCTAACCCAGAGTCGGACAGCTTCGCGGGGGACAAGTGGGTGGTGCTGTCCACCGAGGAAGTGAAGGTCCAGCGGGGCAAGGTGCGCGCCACCATCGAAGGCGAAGACCTGGACATCCCCGAGTACGACCCTGACGATCCGAACATGGGCCCGGACACCCCGGTGGCAATGCGGGTGTGGAAGCCGTCCCCGCGCCGCCGGGAACAGGCCACCAGCCCCGTGATCAGGTCCCTGGTCATCCTGGAAGAACTGCGGCTGCTGAACGCTGCGGTGGCCGCCATCGCGCGGTCGCGCATCACCGGGCGCGGGCTGCTGCTCGTGCCGTCCGGGGCCCGCTTCCCCACGACGCCCGGTCAGGACAAAGCGGAAGACAGCCTGCTGGAAACCTTCATTGAAGTGGCTTCCACGGCGATCCGGGAACCCGAGTCAGCGGCGGCCACGGTGCCCATCGTGATTGAGGTTCCGGGCGACCTGATCAGCGGCGTGAAGTGGTTGCAGTTCACGTCCGAGTTCGACGCGATGGCCATTCAGCTTCGGGACGAAGCCATCCGCCGCTTCGCCACCGGGGCGGACGTCCCGGCGGAAGTGCTGCTGGGGCTCGGGGACGCGTCGCACTGGGGCGCATGGGCCCTCACCGCCGAGGCACTGCGCATGGGTGCGGAACCGAAGCTGGCGCTGGTCTGCCAGGCACTCACCACCGAGTGGCTTCAGCCCCTGCTGGAATTCGACAAGGTGCCCGACGCCGACGAATGGATGGTCTGGTACGACACGTCCGGCCTTCGGTCGTCCAGCAACAAGAGCGCCAGCGCGCTGGAAGCGTTCCGGGAAGGGCTGATCAGCGCCAAGGCCGCGCGCCGTGAGCTGGGCTTCACCGAGAAGGACGCACCGACCGTGGGCGCACCGCGCCGCAGCCGCGAGAACACCGCCACCGAGGAAGGGACACTGCCCGTGAACGAGACCCAGGCGCCGCCTGCCGAGTCGTCCGTGTCGGACGTCGAACTGGCGGCAGCCGTGAAGACGGCCACCAGCCTGTCCCTGCTGAACCCGACCGGCAACGCGGTGCTGGACAGCTTCACGGCGGACACCAGCGCCGCTCTTGCGGAAGCCGTGGACGGGCTCGTGTGGGCTGCGCTCGGCGTGGCTGGCCGGAAGCTGCTGCTGACACCTGCCGTGCCGCGTCCGGCCCGTACAGCGGCGCGTGAGCTGCTGGCCTCGGCCACCGTGCACACCCGCCACCCGGTGCCGCGCGAGAACATCGTGGCGCACCGGCTGCTGGAAGACGCATGGGTCCGGGTGCCGGACATTGCGGCGCGGTACGGGCAGGACCCGGTGGCGCTGGCCGCAGCACTGGACGAGTACGTCAGCGCGCTGCTGGTGACCGGTGCCGCGCACGACTTCGACAACGTGCCTCGGCTGCTGGCGCAGCTGAAGGTGGCCGACCGTACGGCGGTGACGGTATGACGGACGAGCAGCTGGAAGCCCTGCTGGAAGAGCTGGAAGCAGGCTTTCGTGAGGACGTCCAGGCGGCGCTGACGCTGACCGCGTCCGAGTTCGCTGACGCGGTGGCCGCGTCAACCGAACTGGTGGCAGCAGCCTTTAGCGTGTCCCGGATCAAAGACATGTGGACGAAGCGGGTACCGGGGCTCATGCGCCGCCTGCGGTCGCTGGCCGGCAGGTCCGCAGCGGTGGCCGCCGAGGAACTGGACGAGACGGTCCCCGCGCCCGAGGAACTGGACCGGCAGCTGGCACCGTACCTGGAAGCCACGACGATGCTGGTGGACGCGGTGGGGGACCACCTGGCCGCCGACGCGATCCAGGTGCTTGCCGAGGGTGTTGGTGCGGGTGAGTCGCTGCCCGAGCTGAAGGCCCGGATGATCGCCGCGTTCAACGACACCGGGGCGCAGCTGGGGCCGGTGCGCGCCGAGCGCATCGCGCAGACCGAGTCCACCCGCGCGTGGAACGCCGGTGCACTGGCTGCCGCGCAGGTGCTCACCGGACCGGACCGGCCGCTGGTGAAGCAGTGGCTGACGCGCAATGACGAGAGGGTGCGGCAGGCGCACCGTGACGCGAACGGTCAGCTTCAGCTGCTGGACGATCCGTTTGACGTGGGCGGTACGCCGATGATGTACCCCGGTGACCCGGCCGCCCCGGCGGACCTGACGATACAGTGCCGTTGCATCATGCGTGCGGCTGTACCGGCCGCGCCTGCCATCGAAGGGACCGCAAGCATGAACCGGGACGACGACCTGTCAGCAGCCGCTGACGTGCACACGGGTGCGATGGTGGCGCTCATGCCGAGCGTGGCGGACGCCGAGCGGATGGCCATCGAAGGCGGTGAGCCGGTGGACCAGCTGCACGTGACGCTGGCCTACCTCGGGGACGCGGCGGACTGGACCGACCGGCAGCGGGTGAACCTGATCAACGCCGTGGGCCGCGCGGCCGGTTGGCTGTCCCCGGTACAGGCACGTGCTTTCGGGGTGGCCCGCTGGAACAGCAGCGGGCCCGAGCCGGCATGGGTGTGGAACATCGGGGACGATCAGGACGCCGACACGGTTCGGCTGGCCGACGTCCACGGTGAGATCCGCTACCAGGTGGGTGACCTCGGGTACGAGCTGCCCATGAACCACACCCCGTGGTCCCCGCACGTCACCGCGACGTATGGCGCGGCCGACCAGGCAGCACTGGACAACGGCACCGGGCCGCTCACGTTCGACCGGATCCGGGTGGCCTTCGGCGGTGACTACACCGACTTTCCACTGACGCTGTCCGACGTGCCGGACGACTTCGCGGATGAACCGATGGCGGAACTGGCTGTGGACTCAGCACCCGCGCTGGTCACCGGGGGTGGACCAGGT